CTGGTGCTTCAAGCTCCTCCTCTGGTGCCTCGAATTCCCGAAGATTGCGCCAGAGTTGATTGACCAGATGCTCGCTGGCCTTCAGGGATTCGAGGCACCAGAGGAGGAGCTTGAAGCACCAGAAGCGCCAGAGGACGAGGAAAAGTCAAAGGACCGGAGTGGGCGTCCCGTGCAGACGCGCAATGCTCGCCGCGAGTATTGGGAGCGAGCGATGCAAGAGCTTGACCGCACGGAGACGCAGTACAAGGCCGCCGCGACCGCGCAGTTCGCACGGGAGCGCAAGCGTGTGGTTGATGCTATCGCATCGGCTGGAAGCGTAGCGATGGCTGAATCTCGCGTCCGCAGAATGTACGGACCCAACGGCGAGTTCGAGGACGATTGGCGCGTGGCGTTCGAGCCGCTCGTCACCAAGACCTACGAATCGGGTGCCAAGCAAGTCGCTGGCGCAGGGGCATCTATTCCCGCCGTGCTGAATGACAAGGCGATTCGTGCGGACAAGATTGATGTCCCGATGACAGGTAAGAAGAAGGACGCCACCAAAGCCGCGAAGAAGCTGGCGGCTCCGCAACTCAAAGCCAACGCGCTCGCCGCTATCAAGGGCCGCACCACTCGTCTCTCTGAACTCATCGGCAATACAACCGCGAAGGAAGTCTTGGCGGCAATTCGTGCGGGTGAGGAGGGCGCGTTGAGCGTCGAGGAGATTAGCCGTCTGGTCGGTCGCGCCATCTACGGTGAGGAGCGCATTGATGCTCGCACCAATGCCATCGCTCGCACGGAGGCGGCGGGAGCGATGAGCCAAGGGTCGTGGGACCAAGCGCAAGCGGAAGGCGATTTGTTTCGTAGCAAAACGTGGCTGTCGTTCAGCGACAACGAGACACGCGAGACGCACTTGGAGTTGAACGAAACCACGGTCGACATCAACGACCCGTTCATCACCTTGGCTGGCAACGTGCTGATGTATCCGCTCGACCCCGGTGCCGATGCGAGTGAAGTGGTGAACTGCCGCTGTGTGTTGGCATACAGCGACCTTCCAGCGTGATGGTTGTATTTATAGACTTGCTAAACTTTCTTGCTATCTTTGAGGCATGACGATGCGAACCACCCGCTATCACCTGACTGAAGCCGCCCCGCAGATTCGCGCTGAATCCGACTTGCCGCCGGGAATCGCTGGGCGCGTGTCGGGCGTGGCGTTGACGTACGAGGTGGTGGACAGCTACCAGACGATGTTCTCCCGCGAGTCCACCAAGCGCACGGTGAACAACAAGGTCGCCGCTCGCAAGGTGCCGCTGTTGATGGACCACGAACGGACGAGCAAGGCGCACGTTGGCGTGGTCACGGAGATGGCGGACGTTGGCAATAGCTTGGTGATGACTGCCGACATCTTTGACACGGCAGACGGACGGGCCGCGCTCGAGTACGTCAAGGCGGTCTTGGCGTCTGGCGCATCGACGGGATTTAGCATTGGCTTTGTCCCGCGCTCGTCGGAGATGGTGAAGATGGGCGACAAGACCGTGGAGCGATTCACGGAGATTGAATTGCGTGAGGTCAGCATCACGCCGATGCCAGCCGTGCCGGGAGCGGAGGTTGCTTTGGCACGAAATGAGGAGATGGTGAAGGAGTCATTCGAGCGCACGGATGATGACCTTCTCTTGATTGCCGCTCGCGTCACGCTGGATGCGCTCCCAGCATCGGCGCGGTCGGTATTGTTGCAAGCATATCTGCCTACGCCTGTCGCTACCGAGACGGCTTCCTCTGATGCCCCTGCGGTGATGGAGACGCCCACCTCGACGGACAGCACGGCGCGATATGCCAAGATGGAGGACCGCATCAACGCGGTGCGGTCAACGTTTATTGTTCCCAAGTAACCAGAGATTACTACAATGAAGACCCCGTTGGTTTCCAAGAACCGCGCCGCGAACGAGCTTCGCGAACAGGCGCACAAGCTCCGTAGCGAGCTGATGGACCCGACCGCCAGCTTTACGGCGGACGAAGTGGAGAAGCGTACCGCTGACATTCGTGCGCTTGAGATGCGCGCCCAGACTGCCGCCGAGTTCACCGCCGATGCGGAGGTTTCGCGTCAGGGTGGCGACGAGGGGCTGGTGCGTGTGGATGTGAACGGTGCCGAGCGCACCGAGTTTGCTGGGATGAAGGACGCAAGCGAGAAGGTTCGTAGCGTTCTCGTCAAGGCGTTCCCGTCGATTGGCTCGTATGTCCGCGCCGTATCGAAGGGTCCCGCCAATGCGAAGGAGGCCGAGGCGCTTCGCACCGTTGATATGATGACCCGCACCATCACGGGTTCGACCAACGGCGGCGAGTACCTCCTTCCGCTGTCGCAGGTGCCTGAGATTTTCAGCACCAGCAACACGCAGAACGGTCTGTTTCAGTACGCTCGTCGGTACAATATTCCCGGACGGAGTTTGAGAATTCCGTATTTGCTACAGGACGAAGGCACCTCGACGCTTAACCGCCCGATGGCTGGTAAGATTGCGAACGTGACCATCGTTGGCGAGGGCGCGACCAAGCCCGAGCGCGACCCGTCGTTCGGTCAGCGTCTGCTCACGATGTACAAGTACGCCGCTGTGACGGAGTTCGGCGACGAGCTTCTCGGTGACGATTTCACCGGCGAGCTTCCCGCCGAGGTGACTGCCGCCGTTGGCGGTCAGGTCATCAACAAAATCAACGAGGACATCACCATTGACGGTACTGGTTCCAGCCAGCCGCTTGGTGCGTTCAACACGAACAACGGTGCGCTACTCAAGGTCGTGCGTCAGACTGCCTCGTCGTTTACCGCCCGTGATGCGTTCCGTATGTACGAGCGCCACACGCACGGTCCGAACTCGGTGTGGATGATGTCGCGTCGGCTGTTGTCGCAGTTGTTTGCGCTACAGACCACGAACAACACGATGGTGACGTTCCTTCCGAACCTTCGTGACGGCGCTCCGGCGACCCTGCTTGGGCTTCCGGTTATCATCACCGACCTCCTCCCGACGCTTGGGAGCGAGGGCGATGTCGCGCTTGTCAATGGTGATTTCTACGCGATGGGGCTCCGTCAGGCGCTTACCGTCGAGTCGAGCATCCACTACAAGTTTGCGAACGACATCACGACCTATCGCTTCGTCGCTCGGGCTGGCGGCATCCCGCTCCCGACCTCGACCTACGCCTACGCCATTGACTCGGCGGGGAACAAGGTGGACGAGCATAGCCCGTTCGTCGTGCTGGATGACACGGCCTCGGCGTAAGCCAAAGGCCGCAGAGGTGACCGTTGCGGAAGGGGCCATCGCTCCTTCCGCTTCGGCGCTTCCGGTAGAGATGGAGGTAACCGTTCGAGCCAAGTGCCTCATCAACGGACAGGTCTACCTGAAGGGCCAACAACTGACGCTCCCGACCGCACAGGCCGAGGAGCTGTATGCGGAGGGATTGGTGGCAAGTCAGGCGCAGATTGACCGAGCGTGGGCAAGTGCAGGGCGTATCCTTTCGCCGCATTTGATTCCGTCCTCGTATGCGTCAACGTCCTACAATCCGTCCGCGCTTAAGGTGTTACAGATTACCGCCTACGACCCCGGTTCGGCGGTCTACCGCTACCATTCCGCGGCAAACACGGTATCGGGTATCGTATCGGCATTAGTCCGTCACGGGCATAGCAATAAGCATTGCGACCTACGGCAATGGGACACCGAGGTAGACGCGCAAACGATTCAGTTGCTTTATGAAACCGCTGACGTCGTGCATAGTCATATGGACTACTGGGTGTTGCGGAATGAGCTACGGCGCGGGACACGCGACGGGCTGATTCAGGCGCTGACCTACCACGGCTCGGTGGACCCCGGCAATATGGCGGGGTCGGTGCGGGTGAACGACGGCGGCAACGATGACCGGATGGACGCCATCTGTTTCGGGGCAAGGCCGTACCACCACCGCCTCGGCATTAAGCATTGGCTCCCTATCCCGATGCCCGTGGCTGACTATCAGGCAATGGCGAAGGAGGAAGCTCCGAAAGGCAAAACCTTTCGCGTGGCGCACTCTCCGAC